TGATCGGCGGGCAAGTGTTCGCGGGTTCTACCCGTAACCTTCCCATTGCATTCGGATACAACACAAGTATCTTCTATGGTGACTTGGTTTACCAAACTGGTGGCTTTATCGGTCGCACGACTTTGACTTCAAACTCGTTTGCTTCCGGCAAAATCCCAGTTGGCGTATTCCTTGGTTGCTCTTATACCAACCCCATTACCAAGCAAAAGACCTTTGCTCAGTACTGGCCCGCTGGTACCTTGGCTGGTGACGCAGTTGCAATCGTTACCGATGATCCTGACACAATCTTCAAGATTGCTGTTGTGTCGTCTGGTACAACCATTGCCTCGGCAAGCACTCCAGTTATTGGCTACAACCTGCAATTGGTTGACAACGCTGGTAGCACCGCTACCGGTAACTCCGCTATCGCAGCTTTGGGTCTGACCGCAAGCCCCGCTACCACTAACACCTTCCCCCTGCGTGTTATTGGTTTGCAAACAGACACAGCCTATAGCTACAGCGGCGTTGGCAGCTCTTCTTCTACGACTGTTACCTTGACTTCCGGTGTATCCGGCGCGGTCTTGGCTGGCGCTGAAGTTAGCTACACCAACACCAACGGCTTGTTGGTTCCTACCGGTACATTCTCGACTGGCGCAGTTGCTTCTGGCGGTACTTCCGCTACGTTGAACACAACTCCGTCTATCCCGAATGCTGGTACAGCAATTACGGCAATCCCGAGCGGTTCCACTGTTTCCTTCACCAACTATCCTGAGATTCTGGTGAAGATTAACTTTGGTCAGCATATGTATTACAACGCTACCGCTAACGCCTAAGGAGTAATTAAAAATGGCTATTTCACGCGCACAGCTACTTAAAGAGCTGCTCCCCGGACTGAATGCTTTGTTTGGTCTGGAATATGCCCGCTACGGCGAAGAGCATAAAGAAATCTACGAAACCGAGACATCGGAGCGTAGCTTTGAAGAAGAGACGAAGCTTTCCGGCTTCTCTGCTGCACCCGTCAAGAATGAGGGCCAAGCCATTCAGTATGACAATGCACAAGAGGCATGGACTGCTCGCTATAACCACGAAACCATCGCTTTGGGTTTCTCAATTACCGAAGAGGCAATTGAAGATAACCTGTACGACAGCCTGTCTGCTCGCTACACCAAAGGTTTGGCCCGTGCTATGGCATACACCAAGCAAGTTAAAGCCGCTGCCATTTTGAACAATGGCTTTAGCGCGCAATACGTTGGTGGTGATGGCGTCTCTTTGTTCAACTCTGCTCACCCGCTGGTGAACGGTGGAACAAACGGCAATACGCCTGTTACTCCTGCTGACCTTAACGAGACTTCCTTGGAAGCCGCCGTTATCGCCATCGCAGCTTGGACAGACGAGCGTGGCCTGCTGATCGCAGCTAAGCCCCGCAAGCTGATTGTTCCTCCTGCTTTGATGTTCGTTGCTACTCGCTTGTTGGATACCGAACTCCGTGTTGGTACTAACAACAACGATATCAACGCGCTGAAGAACAATGGTTCTATTCCAGAAGGCTACACCGTCAATCACTTCTTGACCGCTACCAACGCATGGTTCCTAACCACTGACGTTCCAAACGGCTTGAAGCACTTTGAGCGTGTACCCCTCCAGAACAGCATGGATGGTGACTTTGATACCGGCAACGTCCGTTATAAGTCCCGCGAGCGTTACAGCTTCGGCTGGAGCGATCCGCTGGGAATCTACGGCTCTTACTAAAAGAGTAAAAAAAGGCTCCTTCGGGGGCCTTTTTTATTGACAAGCGTTTAAATTGGTGTATATTTAAACTCATCTGGGTGATTACCGTTACCGGACTGCCCCAGCAGATGATGCAACAATTGGTAACGGGACTTTTGCATAAGGACTTTTTGTCATGGCACGTTCCACATTTGAAGGCCCGATCCTATCGGGCGATAATCGTTTTGGCCCCCTGCGTAACGTAGGCTATACCGAGCTGGTTCAAGACGCTTATATTGACCTCTCTAACACAACTTCTAGTACCAATGGTTATTCCGGCGGTTCGGGTCAGTTTGTTTTTTCCAACGGGATTCCTAATCTTCCCGCCCAACTTTATACTCCTTCTACTGGCTACCCCGCCACAACAGCTTCCCCTGCTACAGACGTTAGCACCCAAGTTTATCGTGGCGTTATTTTCTATCTGCCCACAGGCTGCACAATCCAAGATATCACCCTTGATTACATCTTGGCTATTACCGGTGAAAGCGGCGCTACGCTGTCCGATGTGAGCTTGTTTGTTTCTAACGGCGTGACTTTGGCAGGCGGCACCGCCGCTTATGGCACTGTTCAATTGGGCACCACGACTGTTGGTACCGCTGGTCGTAAGTCAATCACTTACACCGCAACCCAGTTGACTAACCTGTTGTCTACCACAACTGACATCGTTGTTAATAATGGTCAACCCGGTCTGTCGCAAGTCGTGGTTACGTTGTCGATTACCGGCACATCCGTGGCAGCTCCTACCGGCGGCAAGTTCAACTTCTCGTTGCGCTACACCCAGCCAGACAACAACATTGGTTCTACGACTGCTTACCCCTACGGTAACTTTGATTAATTGATTTATTGGGGGCTTCGGCCCCCAGCTTTTAAGGAGTAATCAATTATGATGCAAACTGATGTTAAGTCGTTTCACGTTCAGACCAGCGCGTCTAGCGTAGGCATTAGCACTCGTTGCCGATTAAAAGGTGCGGTTGTTTCTAATACATCGTCAGGCACGCCTGCAAATGTATTTTTTGCCAATAATGTAGTTTTAGCTGGCACATACAGTATTTCAACAACGACTGTTACTGTTACTGTTGCTGCTGGACATGGGCTTACAACCGGCGCTCGCGTGTTTTTGGACTACACGTCTGGCAATGGCACAGACAACATTTACACAATCACCGTCACAGGCCCGACTACATTTACGGCAACTGTACCGTCTTCATCAGGAACTGGTAATGTTTCGGTTTACGCACAAGCGCTGATGGAAATTGATATTACAAACAGCGTACCTGTATGTGTAACCATCCCCGGCGAAGGTATCCTAGCTAATGATGGTATTTATGTTGGTGTTCCTGCCAACATTGCCGCTACGGTGTTTTATGGCTAAGTCTCCAGCATGGACTCGCAAGGAAGGCAAGAATCCCAATGGCGGTTTAAACGCCAAGGGGAGAGCCTCAGCCAAAAAGCAAGGCATGAATTTAAAACCTCCCCAGCCGGAAGGCGGCAGCAGGCGCGACTCTTTTTGTGCAAGGATGACTGGGATGAAGAAAAAACTTACCAGCGAGAAGACCGCCAAAGACCCGAATTCTCGTATAAACAAGAGCCTTCGGGCTTGGAACTGTTAAGGTGATGTATGGCTGAATACAAATACCAGAACGCAACACCGGTGGATGAGCCTATATCCACAATGCCAGCGCCGGTTAAAGCAAAAATTGTTATTAAACCCGTGCCAAAGCCAATGCCTAAGCCCATCGTTTATCCTGACTCAACGCCAGTTGATGAGCCCACGGTTAATAAAGCTAAGGGCGGTAAAGTTTCTAGCGCATCATCCCGTGCAGATGGTATTGCCCAACGCGGGAAAACTAGGGGTACATACGTATGAACGATTACAACGCAAAAGATATTGTAGATGGTTTTGCCGTATTTACTACTTTAGGTACTATGATGGAGTTTTTACCGGCAATTGCATCGCTTTTTACTATTATATGGCTAGGTATCCGTATATACGAAAGTGATACAGTTCAAGCAATTTTTAATCGTAAGGCTAAGGGCAGTCAAGATGCCATCAACGAGTAAAAAACAACATAATTTCATGGCAGCAATAGCTAATAATCCAGCTTTTGCCAAGAAAGTAGGCGTACCACAATCCGTGGGCAAAGATTTTACCGCAGCCGATAAAGGCCGCACATTTTCAAAAGGTGGTGATATGAAAAAAATGGCACAAGGTGGAGATACTATCCATCATCATTTGGCTGCGCACCATATGCGCGAAGCTGCAAAGCATATGAAAATGGCTGGTGGTGGCGAAACTATGGGGCCATCTAATATGGGCTCTGATGTTGAAAAAGGCTCCAACACCAAAAAATCTTACGGTGAACATGGTATCCAAAAAAGCGGTCGTACCCGCGCTATGGAGCCAAAGATGTCCGGTAGCGATACCGGTATGAAGCGCGGCGGTCGCACTAAATAAGGAGTTAATATGAAACACGAAGATATGCCCAACATGAAAGAAGAGACGCCTACTCACCTTATCCATCCGGAACATATGGAAAAAACATATGGCGGTGACGGTCACAAGCAGCACCATGAGCATTTCAAGGCCCATGCCGCTGGTCACAAGCTTCACCACGAACACGTTAAAGCAATGTGTGGTGGCGGTATGTCCCGTAAATAAGGAGCTATCATGCCCCAAATAGATCCACGTATGGCAGCAATGCTTGCAGCGCGTATGTCGGCTCCCCGCCGTCGCGCAGCAGCTCCCGCAGCACCAGTTGCTCCTCCTCCTGACATGGCTCCACAAGGTATGCCTCCCGGCATGGCCCCGGGCATGAAGCGTGGCGGAAAAACCAAAAAGATGGCAATGGGTGGCTCCGCCTCCAGCCGCGCTGATGGTATTGCTTCTCGCGGCAAAACCGTCGGTAAATTTTGCTAAGTCATGATGGCAAGCCGTGGAATGGGGGCTGTTAGCCCCTCCAAAATGCCCACTGGCAAGAAGACTGCTCGCCGTGATGACACGGACTTTGAACAGTTTGCAAAAGGTGGAGAAGTTTGGAATAAGCCTCGACCTAAAAATCTTGGCCCTTCCAAAAAATTAACCACAGCTAAAAAAGCCAAAGCAAAAGCTGCGGCTAAAGCTGCCGGACGCCCATATCCAAACCTTATTGACAACATGAGAGCTGCAAAATAATCATGTCCATCACTTCCGGCTCCACAGCATTTAATCCCGATCTCACGGAGATTGTGGAGGAGGCGTTTGAGCGCGTTGGAAGTGAGCTACGCACTGGTTATGACTTACGAACCGCCCGCCGATCTTTAAACATCCTTTTTGCAGACTGGGCAAATCGTGGCATAAATATGTGGACTATGGATCAAGGGACGATTACCCTTGTTCAAGGACAGTCCACTTATGCTCTACCGTCCGATACGGTAGATCTCTTGGAACACGTAATCCGCACGCAGGCTAACAGCACATCTAATCAAGCTGACCTGACCATCACTCGTATTAGTGTTTCTACCTATGCTACGTTGCCCAACAAGCTCCAGCAGTCCCGCCCAATTCAAGTTTGGGTGCAGCGCCAAGATGCTCAAAACTCGCCAACAACAATAACTGTAGCTTCGGCTGTATCTGCAACTGACACAACCATCACACTAAGCTCGACCGTTGGCCTATCTGCATCAGGGTTTCTACTAATAGATACTGAAACAGTCTTCTATCAGTACATATCCGACAACACAATAAACACAGTGGCCCGTGGGCAAAACAATACAACAGCAGCCTCACATAGCGTGGGAGCGGCTGTCATTGTTCAAAGATTGCCCGCAGTTACAGTTTGGCCCATTCCAGATGGCGGTCAAACGTACACATTCGCGTATTGGAGACTTCGCCGCAACCAAGACGCCGGTAGTGGTGTAAACGTTGCAGATGTCCCGTTCCGGTTTTACCCAGCCATGATTGCTGGGCTTGCATATTATTTGGCATTAAAGGTTCCCGATGGAACCAACCGTTTACAGGTGCTAAAAGCCCAGTACGATGAAACTTGGCAATTGGCAGCAGATGAGGATAGAGAAAAAGCGGCTGTGCGGTTTGTTCCGCGTCAGCAGTTTATCGGTCGGAGTTACTAAATGGGCAATAGGTTTTCTTCCGGCAAGAATTCCATTGCGGAATGCGATAGATGTGGTTTTCGGTTTTTGTTAACTGAGCTTAAGCGCGAAGTTATTAAAACCAAAAACTATGAATTGCTTGTGTGTCCACAATGCTGGGATCCAGATCAGCCGCAATTGCAGCTTGGTATGTTCCCAGTTGACGATCCGCAGGGCGTAAGGAATCCAAGGCCAGATCGTAGCTATTATTCTTCTGGACTGGATACTTTGGGATACCCCGGCGGTGGTTCGCGGGATTTACAATGGGGCTGGAATCCAATTGGAGGAGCCAGCAGTTTTACGGCTGCTCTAACACCAAATTATTTGCAAACGACTGCAAGTGTGGGTACAGTCACAGTATCGGTAACATAGGAGTTTATTATGGCTAAAAAAGAAATGGGTGAATCCAAATCTGAGCAAAAGCGCGAAGAGGCAATGGATAAAAAGCAAGATGTTGCTATGATCAAAAAAGCCTTTAAAGAGCATGATATGCAAGAGCATAAAGGCGGTAAAGGCACAAAGATTGTGCTTAAAAAAGGCGGCATTGACCGCATGGCTAAGGGCGGCGTAACTGGTCAAGCAATGAAAGCTATGGGCCGCAATATGGCTCGCGCAATGAATCAACGCAGCTCTTCAAGGGGTAAATAATGGCTAAATTTAGCTCCAAAAGCATGGGCAAGGAAAACGGGCCAGCGTCCGTTTATGCCCAGCCACACAACTCTAAAGGCCAAGCTATTGACGGCAGTATTCCACGCAAGGAATATATGACCAAGAAAGTTGCTGACCAAGTTAGCTTGGAAGACCCTGTGCCAAACGGCATGAGCATTGGTATCAACGATAACGTTGAAACAAGTGGAATCAAAATCCGTGGCACTGGTTGTGCAACTAAAGGCGTTATGGCCCGAGGCCCGATGGCATGAACTACGCGCAGCTTGTTCAGCTTGTACAGGACTACACTCAGAATACTGAGTCTACGTTCGTTGCCGACATTCCTACGTTTGTCC